TCATACACCTTGACTTAACACTTGTTGCTTGTTATCACCTTGTGGCAATGCAATAACGAGCTGCTTAATTTTAGTGTAGAATGCAGGCGATACGAATAACGTTCCATTTGTTGGCGCAATATCATCCGTCATTTTTTCAGTGACAGACAAAATCGCATCGTATTCTTTTTTAGCAGCAACCGCAATGTGTTCTTTCGCATTCTGAGCAATATTTTTAAAACGTAAATTATCTAAGTACGGTGCGACCACTTCAGCTGATTGACGCGCAACCACATCATTCACATCAATATTGCCCTCTGTATCACGTTTATCGAGCTTATCGATAAAACGACCCCAGTACTTCTCTTGGTCTAAGAAGTACGTGCGTTCAGTAATTTTCGGGCTGTCCATGTGATTCGCTTGTGTGCGGTCATAATCACGTAATTCAGCTACATCACCTTTCATGACAGTGAATGAGCGCCCCTCCATGTAAATCGCATCATCAGTAATCAATGCAGGTGTCGCATAAGACTTCGCATCAGTCACCGATTTAACAATACCAGTATGCTTCTCTTTTAATTTTGTCTCACCCATCGGTACTTTTGTTTTAGCAGCTGCAGGCGTTGCATTTCCACACGTTGCCGCATCAGCAAAAAATTGTAAATTGAATTTTAAATTAAATTTCATCATCAAATCAACCTTACTTAATTTAAAAATGTTTTCCACGTTTCATCAGTTTCAAGCTTCGGTGTTGTCACATGATTTCCAACAACATGGCTTTGTGTCGCTTTACTTTCTAACTGACGTTGTACTTCTTGATTCACAAATGCTACAAAACTGTCAACAGTCGCCTTTGTGTCTTCAGCCGTATCTTTCACGACTAAATCCAACAATGCATCAGGTACGTGCATCCCCGCATCCGTTAACATCGACGTCGCTTCTTGGCACATTTTATATGTCTCAAGTTGCTTTTTATATTCGTCACGCTCTTTTTCTGTTTTCTCAAGCTCATATTGATGCTTTTGTTCTGCATTCATCTTACGCAACTTATCGGCCTCTTTTTGTTTCTCTGTCAACTCATCTTGAATCTGTTGACGCATCGCTTTCGTACGTCGTTGCATCTCTTCATTCACACGATCATTCACTAATTTAAGTTGCGCCTCAGTCAACTGTTCCGTATCTTTCGTTTCATCAACCGATTCGCTATTTTCTATAGTATTATCTGCTTCCGCATTTGCTTCAGTACCCGCATCATTAAAAAACTGTAAGCTTAACTTTAACCATTGTTCTTTCATATTTCGCACCTCATTTAAATCTACTCTTGCAAGTTTTATGTCATTGCATGGTGTGGACTACACTTGCATCTTTTAACGCCATAAGCACGGTTTGGGCAATAAAAAAAAGCCACTGCAGCACAGTCGCTTAAAAATGCGTATAAAAAGAGCACCTGGATGAATGATTTACTGTTTCATCAGGTGCTTATTTCCGTTTGTTTTGTTTTCGTTGCTTTTCTTTTTCTGCTTTTTCTTTTTTTTCTTCTCTTTCTAATATCGCAGAGAACGCCTTAGCTGCCTCTTCAGCAGAAATTGGAAGGTCTAACCCTAGCGGCATTTCCCTTTTCATATAATCACCTAACCTTATATTCTATAATACCTTTATTGTATAGTTTTCTTAATGCTTTTTCAATATTAACATCCTTAATAGGCTGATTTCCTGTCTTTTTAAACGCTTTTTCACAAATTCTAGAAAATATTTTTGTATCGTAATCATTCGTTTTTGTAATGAACTTAACCTTTCCTGTATTTGTAACAATAGTCATTGTTTTTATAGTCTCACGGTCATTAAACATAATCAAATCATAAGTTGAAAAACTGGAACCACCCGGGTGATTATGCATCAGTATTAACGACTTTCCAGGGCTATTTAACAATCTGTCAGTTGCATTGAATCCTGGTTTGAAATCCACATCATATTGTGTCCCTTTAGCTTCAGCCGGCTCTTTATCATCTTTACCTTTAGAAACAAACGCATATTCATTACTGTCATTTTCAGTCATCGCTTTTCTTAACAGTCTTTTATGCTGTTCTTGGATATAGCGACTTTCCTCTTCTGTATGACCTGGAATACTCACAAATTCCACGTTACCTATATCTCTTTCAGTAATCCAATGCTTCTTAGGCTTATTCGCCTCTTCAACATTTTTCGTATCAATCGCCTGAGTATCCCTGTCTTTCAATTGATACTTCCCTTGTCTATCTTTGAAAAACTTCTCACGCCAGTTACCTACATAAGGTACTGTCGTACTTCGACAATGCGGGTGCATCGGTGGGGCATTGACACCAGGCATCATGTCTTTGACTTTAAACACTTTCTTATCATAATGACGACAGATTTTTGATGTCTTTTCATCACGTTTCGCCACGAACTCATATTCAGCGTCGTCACCCATTGTTTCTAAATAGTGCATTTTCTGCGCTTCTGTTTGGACACGTGCAGCTTCGGTAATCAATAACCTTTTCGTATTAGCGACTGTCTGTTGTTGCTTTTTACGTATCTCTGGCACAAACTCATACGGATGACGCCCACGTAACATCACATGACTTGCCATCCGCTCAACGTCTTTTCTCAGTTCATCTTGATTGTTCCAAAGTCGTTCAGACCAATTCAGCTTACCAAAGTTAGAATACACAATCGCTTCAACATCTGACTGCTTCACATGCACATCTGCACCTAATATCCCCGCTTGATGTTTCAGTGTACGTGTCACGCTATCTTGTAAGTGGTGATTAACCACTTTTTCTTGTTCGGTATAAGCTTTAGTCACAATCAAGCCGAGTTCTTGCTTTAATAACTTCTCACGATTCACATACATCGTCGTGTTATAACGCTTCAGTGCTTCATTCGCTTTGTCACTAAAGTCTTTATTTTCAACATAGGTTTTCGCTTGCATTTGAAACGCTTCAACATCGAACGCATCCGCAATCTTTTTCGCTTCTCGCCAATCAATCCCTTCAGCTGTCGCAAGCTTGCCATAATACGCTAATAAGTTTTTGTATATGTCTGCAATCATCATCGCAACAATACGCTCAATTTCAGCTATCTTTGCAGCATCTTCTAATGTTTCAGACTGGATGAACATTTTTGCGCGTTCTAGCCAATAATCATTCAAGTTCGACATCGTTCATGTCTTCTTTCATCGCATCTTGGTAGTCATTTGAGCTTGCGCTTTCTTGTTCCTCCTGTTTCACTTTTTCAAGTTCTTCTTTAGGATTTTCAATATTCGGAAGCCAAGACAATAACGTTTCTTGACTCACACGACCACCAAGCTTAATAAAGATGTCTGCATATTCTGAGAGAGATTGCGGGATGTTAGGCTTAAACTCAATACGCATATCCGTAAAATCGACATTGTCATTCAAGTGATTACGCACACTTTGAATAATCGCAAACCGACGTTTAAATCCTTTCGTCAACTGCCGTTCAATCGTCACACGTAACTGTTCAAGTCCGAATAACTTGTATTTCATTGCTTCCCCAGACTGCACACCACCGAAATGTTCATCAGATAAATCCGGCGTATTCGTAAACTTATGAATGTCTTTTTGGATACGCTTCTTGTAGGCTTCAACGCCAGCAACGTCATACTGCTTATAAATATAATCGACATTCGCATTACCGATACGACCGGACGCATCAGGTTTAGTTTTAGCTAAAATAATACGTGACTTACGCATCTTTTTAGCTTCTTCAACATCTAAGTCCAAATGGCCCTGTTTGTAGTTATCGCAGTTGATTCGGTATTTTCTACAGTATTATCTGCTTCCGCAAATGCTTCAGTACCTGCATCACTAAAAAACTGTAAGCTTAACTTTAACCATTCTTCTTTCATATTTCGCACCTCAATTAAATCTACTCTTGCAAGTTTTATGTCATTGCATGGTGTGGATTACTCTTGCATCTTTTAACGCCATAAGCACGGTTTGCGCAATAAAAAAGCCACTGCAGCACAGTCGCTTAAAAATGGGTATAAAAAGAGCACCTCAACCTTTTTATCGGTTAGGTGCTTAATCTAAAACTTCAATCGATTTAATTTGACTTTCATCGAAATCATATAATAGTTTACCACTATCTAAATGTATAGAATCTTCTCCGCTTTCATTATCCATTTCATCATCGAAACCAGCGGCTCTACCGGTAAATATTTTTCCGTTAGTTAACTCTATCTTTACTTTTTTTCCTACATAAGTCCATAGTTTCATCGCTTTTCACCCTTTCCATTCGGTATTATATGACTTCCAGTTTTTGAGTAGTGTACCGTTCCTCGTTTCGTTTCTATAAATTCACCGTCAATATAATCTTTGCCGATAACCTTACCAAAATCAATGATTTTTTGTTTTTCCAATTACCAAAGTCATCCGCGATCAAAGTACCTTCATCTGCTTTTTGTTCCATTAATGAATTTAATTCACTGTTGTCTAATAGCGTATAGCTTGGTATTGCCTTACCTTTTTGTAAATTCTTTTTCTTATAATCTTCATATAATTTATGAACTAACTGATGTCTATTCTGCTTTTCAACGTTTAATTCAACTTTTGTTTTACCACTATTAATGGCATCCATCATTTCTTTTTTAGCTAAAAGTTGTTTCGTATCCTCTGCGTCTAGTTTATACTTACCCTTCCGCTTCTTAAAGAAGTCATCGCGCCAGTCACCTATATGCGGAATCGTTGTGCTTCGACAATGCGGATGCATAGGAGGAGCGTTAATACCTGGAACCATGTTCTTGACTTTGTACACTTTTTTATCGTGGTGACGACACACCTTAGATGCCTTTTCATCACGTTTCGCCACAAACTCATATTCAGCATCGTTGCCTATCGTTTCTAAATAATGTATTTTCTGCGTTTCTGTTTGGACACGTGCAGCTTCGGTAATCAATAATCTTTTCGTATTAGCGACTGTCTGTTGTTGCTTTTTGCGTATCTCTGGCACGAACTCATACGGATGACGCACACGTAACATCGCATGACTTGGCATCCGCTCAACATCTTTTCTGAGCTCATCTTGATTGTTCTATGTTTTGAATAAATTCGTACTGTTTCACACCTCATTTAAATCTACTCTTGCAAGTTTTATGTCATTGCATGGTGTGGACTACACTTGCATCTTTTAAGGCCATAAGCACGGTTTGGGCAATAAAAAAAAGCTACTGCAGTACAGTCGCTTAAAAATAGGTATAAAAAGAGCACCGTAACCGTTTATAATTGGTTAGGTGCTCATTCAGGTTTAATTCCAAAGGCTAAATATGTGATTTCTTCGTCTGTTAATTCAAAAAAACCCTCTGGGGGCTCAATCGGTTCAAGAGGCATATCTTCGACATCGGGCGCCTTTGTTTTTTTACTCGCTTCATCTATCTCCGCCCTCATTCTATCAAGTTTTTCATAATCTAGTTCCTTCTTCATAAAAACTCCTCCTAGTAACTTTATTATATCACTTCATAATTAATCAATCCAATTTTTCTAAGTTTGCTTAGCATATTATTTTGTTCATCTTTCGAAATATTGTATTTACTTTTAAAATTTACACCTAATATATCTAATGAATATCTAAATGAACCAAAATCAATATCTTTATTAACACTATAAACTATTAGCCTACCATTATGGCCGACTATTATTCCTTTTGCATATTTTCTTAAATGTTGGGCTGTTAAATCGCCCATGCTTGGCAAAGTGCTTCTAGGATGATTGTGCACAGATATAATTTGATACGGTTTACTTTACACGGTGCAAACTCATACGGATGACACTCACCTAACATCAAATGACTTTACACCCATTCAACCTCTTTTCTGAGCTCATCTTGATTTTTCCATATCTTTCATAAATTCGTCCTATTTCGAACTTTATTTAAGTCTACTCTTGCAAGTTTTAGGTCATTGCATGGTGCGGACTACACTTGCATCTTTTAACACCATAAGCACGGTTTGGGCAATAAAAAAGCCACTGTAGCACAGTCGCTTAAAAATAGGTATAAAATGAGCACCCGGATGAATGATTTTCCGCTTCATCAGGTACTTATTTTTGTCTTTGTCACTTTTCTTTTTCTGTTCTTTCTTGCTCTTTTCTTTCCATTTCAAACGCTTTCCTTAATTCTTCAAAAACTTCAGCAGCTTCATGCGGAGTCATAGGTATGTCCAATCCTAATGGACCCATAATATCATCTCACTTTAAAATTGATTTTTCCATTGTATATAGTATTTTTAATAAGTTTTCAAAATCATATGACTTTGATTAATGATTTACTGTATCATCAGGTGCTTAATCTATAGCTTCAATCGATTTTATTTCACTTTCATAAAAACCAAACAATATTTCCATACCAACTTCTAAATATATAAAATCTTCTCCTCTATCACTATCGATTGCATCATCATAGTCATCGACTTTTCCTATGAGTTTTTCGCCAGTAGTCAATTCTATCCGTACATTTTTCCCTACATAAGCGCATAATTTCATTTCTTTTCTTTTCCTCCTTTCTAAGTACAATGTGAGTGCCAGTTTTTGAGTGGTGACCCGTCCCCCATTTCGTTCTTTTCCAATTCTCATTTATATATTCTTTACTCATAAATTTCCCCACAAGGAATTAAATGACTAAAAATGTTTACTCTATAATCATTATGGATTTAATTTTACTTTCATCAAATTCAATTAATTGACCTCTTATATCCAAACATATAGAAGCTTCCCCACTGTTATTCTCTATTTCATCGGCGTAGTCAAACACTTCCCCCATGAAATATTCACCGTCAATGACTTCAATCCGTACATATCTGCCCACATAATGCCATAGTTTCATTACTTATCCTCCTTTCTTTTCGATATAACCACATTTCAATTCATCATTCTCATTGTTTCATGACCTTATGTGTTTTTCGACATTTCACATTTCAATAATGTGTCCGCTGATTTGGCACGAAATCACACAGCGCAAAACTTAATTTATTTTATCATATACTTTTGTAAATCCATTTTCAATAAAATTTTACACATATTCAAATGCTTCCCTACTTTAACGACTAACGCTTTCAAAAATCTATGTTATTTGTATAAAATGAATCGCCGCTGTTCTATTGAGCATTTATACGAAATCAATAAGCAGTGATTCACATAAGTCATTGATCATCACATTCAGCTTCAAATAAAGGCACAAAAAATCCAACCTCCATATGAAACGTCCTCTTTTTACATCATCCGCCATTTCCACTATACTGATAATGAACTTAACAAAGGAGGCATGTACGATTTATGAAAGTTTTTAACGAAGAAAAGGTGAAAAATACGTATCAAATGTCTGATGCGATCAATGACATTGAACAATTATTTACAGATATGGATGGCATTAGTCTCGCTCAGCGAACAGTGATTCCTACGGGTGAAGGCGCAAAATCGATGCTCTATATGCCTTGTGTACATACAGGTCGACAACTGGGGATTGTCAAAATTACTTCGATTACGCCCGATAATCCACAAAATGGCCGTCCAACGACACAAGGTAACATCATTGTGACTGATCTTGAAACTGGTGAGCATGTCGTAAGTATGGATGGCAGTTATTTAACGCGTTTACGTACAGGTGCACTAAGTGGGATTGCGACAAAATATTTAAGTCGTGAGAACGCTACGACTTTAGGTATGATTGGTACAGGGGGAATGGCATATGAACAACTCCTTGCCAATATTGAAGTCCGTGACATTGAGCGAGTCATTCTCTTTAACCGTACAGTAGATAAAGCTGAAGATTTTAAAGCGCGTGTGTTGGCGGCATTTCCAAACTTATCTGTTGAAGTGGTGGATGATGTGAAAAAACTTGTCGAACAAGCTGATATTATCAACTGTCAAACACAATCTTCTGAACCCGTGTTTGATGCGGACACAGTTCAACCAGGGACACATATTAATGGTATCGGTTCGTACAGACCTGATATGAAAGAAATCGACAATCGTATTTTACCGAAAGCAGATAAAGTGTATTTTGATGATTTTGAAGGCGTCAAAGAAGAAGCTGGAGAAATCATTGAAGCAAATGAAAAAGGCATTTTTAAATTTGAAGACGTTGATGGTGATTTAAAAGCATTGTCACTAAATGGTCAACTTCAACGTACAGATGATGACAGTATTACCGTGTTCAAATGTGTCGGTGCAGCATACTTTGATCTTGCTGTCGCATTAGGTGCATATGAACGCTTAATCCAACAATAA